ACGCTCCGGCACAAAGGATATATATGAATAAAAGGTTGAAAAAGATCTTACGTTCCAAACGGAACAAGAAACAAGAACCAAGAATATTCTTATCTACTGGAAGCTCTCTCCTCAACTTAGCCTGTTCTGATAATGTTAGAAGAGGTTTTGCAGGAGGACATTACTATTTCATAGTTGGTGATTCAAAAAGCGGTAAGACATTCCTTTCACTGACCTGTTTAGCTGAAGCTTGTAAAAACAGAGACTTCAAAAAGCATAGATTTATATTTGACAACAGTGAAAAAGGAGCCTTGATGGACATCGAAAAGTTCTTCGGTGATAAAGTTTTTAAGAAAATAGAACCTCCGAGAACATCCAAAGACGGTCAACCAATATGCTCAAAAACTATTGAAGAGTTTTATTATCATGTTCACGATGCTATTGAAAAGGGAGAGCCATTCATATATATATTAGATTCAATGGACAGCCTGAGCAGCAAGTTAGAGATGGCTAAGTTTGATGATACAAAAAAGGCACACAGGGCAGGGAAGAAAACTACTGGAAGTATGGGAGATGGAAAAGCAAAGGTGAATGCCTCCAACCTCAGACTGATTTTAGATCCATTGCAATATACAGATTCCATTCTAATAGTAATCAACCAAACACGAGATAATATCGGATATGGCTTTGAAAGGAAAAATCGAAGTGGTGGACATGCCCTCCGCTTTTATGCTTGCTTAGAGATATGGTCGAGTATCAAGAGAAAGAAAACGAAAACAGTAAAAGGCAAGAAGCGATGGATAGGCGTCAACTGCAAACTAAAAATCAAGAAAAATAGATTGACGGGAAAAGAAAGAGAACTCCCTATGATTATATACCCATCAGTAGGTATAGATGATATAGGGAGTTGTGTTGAGTGGCTCATTGAAGAGAACCATTGGAAAGGGAGTGATGCTAAAGTAACTGCTCCAGAATTTGATTACAAAGGAACCAGAGAGGGTTTGATAAAAAAAATAGAATCAAAAAACATGGAACAGGACATGAGGGAGCTTGTTCAGGATGTGTGGGATGAAATTGAAAGTGCTTGTGATATCAAGAGAAAAAGGAGGTATGAATGAAAGTCATAGAAACAAAAAGAGACAGGGCTGTTTCCTTCTGTGATGCCCAATGTGAGAAATGTGGAAAGAGATTTGGATGGAGTGGGACTGATGTAAACAGACCCCCTTGCCCTTCTTGTGGGAATGTAAAAGATATTAAGCGTCCGAGAACTGAACCCAAGAGAAAAAAACAAAAGAGAACCTTAAATAAAGAATGCCATGAAAGAGTTGTGGCAATGTCAACCAGATGTATGAGCAAGTTAAATACCACAGAAAGAATGTTTATAAGGAATATGCGTTCAAGAGAAGAGTATACAGTAATCCAACGAATAAGTGTCAAGAGACTGTGGATAAAAGTCGGCGGATAAAATGAGAACTTGGCTGATACTTGATTGTGATTTCCTTTGCCATAGAGCTTTGTACTCTATGGATTGGATGCATCACAAAGAAAATGCAACAGGTGTAACATACGGATTCTTTAGAGATGTGATTAATCTGAAAAGATTCTTTCATACAAATCACATTGTCTTTTGTTGGGATTCAAAACATTCTATAAGAAAAGACATCGAACCAACTTATAAAGCTAACAGGAAGAAACGTCAGTTAGAGATGTCTGATGAAGAAAAGGGATCTTTTTTAGGTTTCTGCAAACAACGAAAGGAAATCAGAAAAAGATACCTCCCCAAAATAGGTCTTGTCAATAACTTTCAGCATAGGGGATACGAAGCAGATGACCTCATTGCTGCGATATGCAAGGGCTCTGTAAGAATGTCAGATCACATTATCATAGTAACAGCAGATCAAGATATGTACCAACTTCTAAATAACTATACATCAATATGGATTCCAACGAAACGTAGGCTGATAACGAAGCAAAAATTCATAAGCCATTATCATATACAACCGGACAGGTGGGCCGAAGTAAAAGCTCTTGCAGGATGTTCTTCTGATTCTATACAAGGTGTAAAAGGGATAGGAGAACAAACCGCTATCAAATTCTTAATGGGTGATTTGAAAAAGACATCTAAAAAATATCAAGCAATTATGAAAGCAGATGAAAACGGGCAGATCTATGATACTTTGAAGTTAGTAGGACTTCCTCTTGTTGGTGTTAAAACACCTCAGCTAATGGAAGATAAATTGTCAAGAAAAGAATGGAACAAGATGTGCAAGAAACTTGGATTCACAAGTCTGCGAAGAGATTTCGATAAGCTGAAAAGAAAGGAGAGACATCATGAGTAATGGAAAAAGGAAAGGTAGTGCGTTCGAGAGAAAGATATGTAAAGAATTAAGCCTCTGGTGGTCAAAGGGGAAAAGAGATGATATTTTCTGGAGAACTTCTGGTAGTGGTGCAAGATCCACAGTTAGATCTAAGAAGAATAAGCAGACGTTTGGGCAAGGTGGCGATGTCCAAGCTGCCGATCCTATAGGACAACCCCTAATAGATGTTTTCAACATAGAAATGAAGACGGGCTATAAAGGGAGTCATATAGGAGAAATGATAGATAAGTTGTCCACGAGTAAACCACAATATGAGAATTTCATCTCACAAGCTATATACAGTCACATAACAGAAAAAACACTATCTTGGATGGTTATTATTAGAAGGCAAAATAGAAATATCATGGTCATCACACCCACATGTATGTTTTCTATGTTAGTGCCTACAGCAAAGAAAAGGTTTTGCAGACCCTATGCAATGATCAGAACACGTATAGGAAGTAAAGATGTTGGCATTACAGTATTCCCATTTTTAGCATTCACCAAAATTGTAAAACCAAAAGACATAATCTATATAGCGGAGCAGAGACAATGAGCATTGAGCTTTTATGGAATGGCAAATTAACTGTGCAGGAGTGTCGAATAATTATACCTAACATATGGAATAAAATAACACTTCCAAAAGGTTCACAAATAATTCATATTGCATATGACTACGGATTGGCCCGCATCTGGTATGCTTTTAATTCACCAGAATCTACAGAAGATAGAGAGATGATGTTACTGTGTACGGGATACGCACTCGTCAATGTTGATGAATACACATTAACTTATCACGGCACTTGTGTTTCTTCAAATGGTCGTCATGTATGGCATTTGATTGAAAGAAAGATGTAATGACACAGAAAGAGAAATACAAACAACTTCGCAAACTAATGAAAAAATGGACGGTAGCTGATATACAATCTCGCATTGTTCCTATGCCGTTTCCCTGTTATATAGATTGGTTCAATATCAAAATGCAAACCGAGAAAAAGATAAGGGAACTTCTATATGGAACTGATGACCTTAATGTACTCGGCATTAGATGGGATCTGATAGATGAAAAAGTTAAAAAGCATAGAACTGCGAAACTTCCAAAAACACGGAAGAATAAAAATAGATCTCGATCCAAAGATCACAACGATCGTAGGTCCAAGCGACGAAGGCAAAAGCTCTATAGTTAGGGCTGCAAGATTTGTCATAGCTAACCAACCATCAGGAAATGCTTTTATAACTGATGGAAAGAAAAAGACAACTGTTACGATGTCTTTTGGCAAATCTTTTGTGAAAAGAGTGAAAGGGTTAAATAGAGAAAACAAATATGTGATTAGGCACAGAAGAAAAAAACACATACTCGAAAGTTTTGGAAGGGGGGTGGTTCCGGATGAAGTACAAGCACTTCTGAGACTATCCCCTGAAATCAATATACAACAACAACACGATGCCCCATTTTGGTTACACTTGTCACCTCCTGAAGTATCCCGACAGCTCAACAAAATAGTTAATATAGATCAAATGGATGTGGCAATGTCCAAAGTAGCTTCTATCATAAGGGAGTCCAATTCTAAATTGTCCGTGATAGAAGAAAGGATTACAGAGCATACCAAAAGAAAGAAGCAATTAGATTTTACAGTAGATGCAAAAAAAAGCTTTGACAATATTCTCCAGATAAGCAAGAATCTGCAAACAATTCAAGAAGACATAGAAAAGTTAAAAGGATTTGTAAGTGATATTAAAGAACAGAAAGGAAAAATAGACACCAAAAGTATACCTTCAACAAGTCATATAGAATCTGCAATGCAAACATCAGATAAACTAAACAGAACCTACAACCAACTCCAATCCTTAGTGTCGCAAGCAGTAGCATCAGAAAAAAGAGTAAGTGAAACTAAAGCAATTGTTACAAAACTAAAATCAGAACTAAAAGCTATAGGTGAAATATGTCCAACTTGCGGTCAACGAATAAAGTAATCGCTATCTGTTGCAGTGATATTCATTTGAGTCTTACATCTCCTATCTGGAGGTCTAATGAACCTGATTGGTTGGAAGCTCAGTATAAAGCTGTTGTACAGGTTATTAAAAAAGCAAAGAAATATGAATGTCCCATATTGATAGCTGGTGATTTGTTTCACAAATGGAATAGTCCGCCGGAACTTGTAAACTTCGCAATAAAAACATTCAGGAAATCCACGCAAGCAATATTTGTGATTGCCGGTCAGCACGACCTCCCACATCATGATTATAAACTGATAGAAAAAAGCTCATTATTTACTCTTGAGTTAGCTGATGTGATTCGTATAATACATCCAAATAAATATGCTGGATTTTACAACAGCTACGTTGAAGGTGTTCCGTATGGATTTATATACGATGGGGAAGATACATGCGAGGACCTTGAAATAGTTATGGCTCATCAGTATGTATATGATGGAAGTCATAAATATAAAGGAGCCCCTGTAGAATCCAAAATAACAAAAGATTGCCATATCAATGGGCAGGACTTTGGTGGATTAGATGTTGTCATATTTGGGGATAACCATGATGGATTTATAATTAAGAGAGGGGTAACAACTATAATCAATTGTGGCTGTTTAATAAGAAGACGTAGTGATGAAAAGGATTACGAACCACAAGTAGGCATAATATATGAAGACGGTTCTGTAAAATCAGAGAAGCTTAACACAGATAGAGAGAAGTTTATAGAACTTAAAGGTGATGCAACTATTGATGGTATAGACCTCAGTACATTTTTTGAACAGCTTGGATCCCTTAGTGAATTAAACCTGGAATTTGAAGAGTTGGTGAAGAGATACGTTGAATCACACAAGGTCTCTCAGATAGTTATAGATATTGTGAGAAAATCTTTGGAGAGTTAGATGACTATCTTAGAAAGATTCAAGAGTATCAAACAACGATTAGAAACCCAAAAGAAAAAGAGAGATGAATATAAAGGAGCTCTGAAGCAAACCCTGAAACAGCTTGAAGAAAAACACGGGTGTAAGAATCTATCTGAAGCAAAGAAGAAACTTGCAGAATTAAAGAAGAGAAAAAAGAAAGTGAAGAAAGAGCTTGATAAAGCTCTCAAAGAATTTGAAGAACAGTGGGGAGAGCTTCTGTGAACATAAAGAAGTATAAGAAAAGATTAAATATACTTTATTCTGAATATCTGCACGAAAAGAAATCACTGAAGGATGAAAAGCGTAAAAGAAAAGAAGAGAATAAACACTTAAAAGCTTCTAAAGAAGCCCAAGCTATTATTCAGGAAATAGCCAAGAATGTCCAACAAGAAGCCCACCGCCAAATATCTGATGTTGTCTCCAGTTGTTTAAGCACAGTATTCAATAAGCCATATGAATTCAGAATTATATTTGAAAAGAAGCGTGGAAAGACTGAAGCTCGTGTGGTTTTTGTACGCAATGGGCTGGAAATAGACCCGTTATCAGCGGCAGGTGGTGGTATTGCCGACATAGCAGCGTTTGGCGTTCGTGTGGCTTGTCTGTGCCTGTATCGGCCACGTCTACGGCGGTTTATGGTGCTTGACGAACCGTTTAAGTTCGTATCCGCTGAGTATAAGGATAATGTACGACAAATGCTGGAAGAGATGGCTGAAAACATCGGGATACAGTTTTTAATCATTACACATGATAGAGAATATGAAATAGGAAAGGTGATTAGATTATGAAGGTACATTATGATGCGTTTGCTGGTGATAGGGCATACCTCACATGGATAGATATTATCAAACTCATCCTTGGCTGGACTATTCACAATGATAGATGGTTTGTGGGAAGAAAGAAGAAAAATGTAGACAAGACTTGGCAAATGAGCTTGCCTTCCTAAACTTCTAAAGGGTGCATAACTTCGGAGATGGGTTTGTGGAAAGGTCTCCTCAGTATATGCACCCTTATCATCAATTTGTCCTTCTAACTTTTCGGTTCTGCCTATTCATAGCACCCTTCTTATTTATCTTCCTGCTTGCTTGATAATGAATGATCACAGGGTCTGTTACTGAATCCATCCTATCAAATATCTTGCAGTATTCACCGGGTAGTTTTTTGAATCTCCCTTTCAAAACTCTCTCCAAACTTTTCTGGTCCCAAACATGCAGATGCTTTAGGCATTCATGTTCCCATTCATCAAGTATCTTCTTTACAAAGTCATTATTCCTGAAAAACAGCGTACCGCTAAGAACTTCATAACCTCCGGCACTTTTGGTATAGCAACTTCTATCAAAAAGGTATGCCCCTATATCTCCTTCAAAGGTATCAAACAATTCAGGATACTTTAGAAACTCAGCATCACAATCAACGTAAACAATATTCTTGTCTGGAAATGCTTTTAGCATCCTTATGAGAAAAGTTGGCTTAAACTGTGTGTTCTTCCACCAATCACCTTTATCTTCAATACCCTCTACATAATAAGGAATTTTATACTTTAACATTGATTTTATCAAGATCTCAGCAGCATCTTCATATATACTGTTCTTCGTGTAATATCCAACAACAAGAAAACCTCCTTTACTCATCATTTGGTCCTTTCATAATCAAAAACAATGTTATAATCAAAAGCACTGAGAAGACTGTTGAAAGCAAATTGGAATCAGCATACATAAAATATGCTCCAAAAGCTTACTATATTAAATTCCTATCAACATTGTCATCTACAAAGTAATTCTTGAAAAACTTATCATAACCAAAGTTAGAGCATCGTATATTGCAAGTAGGACCACTGCCTCCATGATTTATTACATTATGAACTATATCAATGTGATGTGGAGATCCCCACACTGCTTCCAATGCTGACCAACCATCCTTAGCACAATCAACTAACAACGTAGACTCATCACATCTTCTATCTACACAAGCGTATGCTTTTCCATCACTTGTTATCGTTACTGTCAATGGAGTTAAGAAGCAGTAGCTTGGAAGAACTTTCTTGTAGTCTGGACTGAATTTGTGTCGGACTCCAACAATCTCAAACTCGCCGGGGACCTCCAAAGTATCAATGGCCATCCGTATTTGATTCTCGACCACATCAATATTGATTTCCAATCGCTGATCGTCCGGTAGATCCGCCGGTCGTATCTGAACGTAACGGCAACCCAAACTCTTCGCTACACGGCAGCTCTCATAAATCTCTTCATGTGATTTTGGAAGTACAAGTATCTTCCAACCCACGTCATTTCGCAAACGGTTCTCACGAATAATAGTAGTAAGTTGGGATATGCTTCCACAAACCTTTTCCCATCCATCCTCTGGACAATTCTTAATCTGTTGATAAGTCCCTTGACCACCTGCATCCATAGAGAACCCAGTGAAGGTTGTGTAAAAGGCAGCATGGTTTAGCAACTGATGAGTGAAGCCATAACCGTTAGACACCAATCCAACATCTATTCCAGCCTTGTGCAAATTTCTTAGTAACGAAGGTAATCCGGGATATAACAAAGCATCCCCCTGACTACCAACAATACAACAAGCTTTAACCCTCTGTCCACGTTTCACCCAATGTCTAAGGAAATGTGGCAGTGTCCGAGCTAATCTTTCTGGCAAGTCCGGTAAATTCTTGCCATGAACTTGCTTGCGTCTGTGATGGCAATGAGGACAATGATACTGACACTTTCCAGTGACATCCAAGTTCATAACAATGGGAGGTAAATACTTCTCGTTCACAATAGCTTCCATTCTATCACCATGAGCGAGTATCTTAGTGCTGTCAAAAGGATGGAAAGATGCTCCCTGTATATCTAAGTTGTGATCAATTTTTGACAAAACATTGCTCCTTTCTCTTTAGGTGGTTGTGCATCCAAATACCAATTGGGGTAATACCAAACATCATATCCTAAGTCATTCATATCCTCTGGATACCAAGTAGAACGATGGGTTTGATAATAATGATTGTTGAAACCTCTGGGATCTTTATCTTGAGGATGATTTCCTACTGGAATATAAAATAGTAATTCCTTTTTAGCTATTTTATCACATCTCTCTAACAATATCAAAGCATCATACATCGCAAGATGTTCTATGATGTCCATACCAACGACACAATCCACAGACAATCCACTCAAACTTTCTGGATTTATCAAATCACGAATCTGAAAAATCACACCATTATTTCTATGTTTGGATGCTGAGTTTATGACATCTGGACAAGCATCCACACCAATCCGAACATCAGCCTTTATTTGCTTAATCAATGTCCCTACACCACATCCAATATCTAACACTGAATCATATTTAGATGCCTCCTTTACAATACGTTTAGTACTCCACGCATTATCTTCGAATGATATAGATTTTTCTTCAATGACTGTTATCATCATATTTTCCTAATCTTAGTTACTGAAATGTTAGACGTTGCTGAATCTTTCTACAAAAGACATATTGGCCTTCATAACTTCAGGTAATTCACCTATAAATGGTTTGATATTATCTGGATGCACATTTCGTCTCCAAGGCTTTAGCCACGTCTCAAAATGAGCATAAGACTTCGCACCCACTCCAAACGTACAATCACTTTGCGGGCCTATTTTTATGAGAGTATTTTTTATGGTATGAAGTTCACCGGGGGATGAATGTGTAATACCAATGGAATCTGTAAGAAAAATCCTACCACTACATGATGTATTAAAAATATGATCCATATCATAAAACCAAATCAACGATACTCTTCCACAAATTTTACCCTCCGGCCAATTTTTCATAGTATCTTTTAATTTTTCCATACCTGCTCGATACCAAACCTCATCCCCATCTAATATCATAAAATAACGTGTTGAGGTATGATCAAGTTGAAGCTGCCTACAATACCACTTCCCTTTCTTCCCCTTTTCTGCTGCTGCCATCTTCCGAAAATTGGCTGGTCCTTTACCAGTCGTCCATTGAGTCTCATCAACCTCGATAGGAACCTCTTTGAAGACTATTTTGTTGGCAACATCCTCTTTGAGTAAAAGTTGAATGTCAGCCAACGTATGCTGATCATAGGAGCCTGTATCATACAACAGGATTACATCAGCAAAATCATACACACTCTTAACCGCATAATAAACAAACGGCTCGTTTCTAACCATACAGTGAACGGTCAGGCCTTCCATACCTGCATCTCCTTAATCATTTCTGGACGTTGCCAATCAGGGTTATTTTCGTTAGGAGTGTGATTCTCCCGCATGAATTTTTTATACATGGGAAGTGTAAAATTATGCTTTAGTTTTAATCGATTTTCAGACTGCCACTTTCCATGCCACATATGTAAAACTTCATGATTAGCAGGCGGATGAATAAGTTTGCTGTTCTTCCTCCACCACCAATGAAAATAATTATCCTCCGCTGCAAAACCTTTTGCAAACTCTTCTTCTATACCTCTGTTTTTAATAAAAGCTGAACGAGTAAAACATGAGCAATGAAAAGATAGCTTCGCATATGAAATAGTATTGCCCTTCACTGGCTTGCTCTCATCCCAACCTTCTGCCATATGCCAACTCTTGAAACAAACACATACTTTTGGATCCGCTGTAAGTTTCTGATTAACAACCTGTAGAGAATCTTTGTGGCTGAAACGAACCTCAGCATCTGTCCTAACAATTTTATCGAATGTTGCAACATTTGAAATCTGAGCATTTATGTCACACGCTGGATTGTTTTCAGGTATAGCAAATGGAAGTTCTGTGCGATCCGAAATAGCATATTTGATCTGAAAAAAATGAGGTGAAGCCTTCTTCAACACACCGACTAAATCATCAGTAGAGTTGCCATCTGTAACACAGATTTCCAATTTCTTTGGATCATAGTTCATTCGTTGGAGTTCATCTAACTTTCCTTTCATAAACCCTGCTCTGTTTTTCACAGTCATACATATACTCAAAAAATCATCCACAAAGCACCCCCTGAACATACTTCCAAAATACATCTGGAGGTCCTACAATGTCAAATAATTCTCGAGCACGTTCTCCTATTTCCCTACATGTTTCCCGGTTCTTTTTACACCATTCAATTTTTTCTGTTAAATCAGAGTAATCATCTTTTAATGGTAAATAATGGTGAACAGGGATCAACACGTGATCCCCTGCTAACACAGTAACAATCACAGGACTTAACACACACACTCCCAATCCCATCAATTCCCATTGCCCTCTGTCTAACATATTATTTCGTGCTCCGGGAACATGTACAGCAACTAAGCAATCATTATGCGATTCCCACCATTCCTTCTGTCCTTTGAATTTGAATTCCAAAGAAGCCTCAGATCCATACTGTTCTTTAAGAATTCCTTGTACTTTAGAACGTCGTATAGTAGCTCCGGCTCTTATCCGTTGATTGTTAGTGATAACATTCCCCATAGCTGTATAACAAACAGATTTTTGAGCATTCCTAAATGCTTTCCAATCAAAATCTTGCAACACACATAATGGAAAAACAGAAGGATTCTGAGTATGCTGGGAATAGGTATAACTGTACTGCCACTTGAAGTATGGAATGCCATACTTGCTTGGATCTAATTGAAGTGGTTTGTGATCTGAAAAATCCATAATGAATGGATGCCCATCAAGTTGGGCGATGTAAGCGTTGACCCTTCCACCAGCCCAAACGTCATGATTACGAACTTTAATCACTGAAATACCAGCTACACGAGCTGATCGACTTATTGATTCATAAAACGCCTCATAGTATGAGGGCTTAACTGTCCCATCGTTTTTGGGCATTTGCAAAATGCTTGTCATACATCCACCTGATATACCCTTCTCATACCTCTAACTCTGTGTTTGTAAGTTGTGATTACTTTGCCTCCTACGCATTCATCTATATCGTTTTCACTCATACTGCCTCCCTTGGGGAAAACAGGAGGCAGTATCAATTCAACAAACAGACACTTGGAAACTCTGGATTTAAGAGTTTCAATTTTCTCTTTGAGATTAGCGTAACTTGGATCGATTTGATGGTGCACACTTAGATACAAAATCACATCATAATACTGCTCAGTTTTTTCAAAATCTCCTGTAAAACAAACATCTTGCTGAATGATATTTTTCTGGATTGTGCGGGCGGCCTGTAAGGATGTTTTGTTAGGCTCATAGCCTGTTACAGTAGCTCCTAACTTGCTCGCCTCAAAACTCATATAACCATAATGACATCCTATATCCAAAACCCTCAATCCACTCCATTTAATCTTGTTTATGGTCTTCCACAAAAACTCACTGTCTGCACGTTTTTCTGGACTGAATGGAAATGTCTGAAACCAGTATTGATGAGAGGCCCACGTTTCCGTCTTTGCGGCATCCCATTTCTCGTGAATAAAAAAGTTAAATGTACGTCCCGCTAACTTCTCAACAGGGAGGGGTTTTTTCGTAAGCACTTCAAATGTATTTTGTCGTTGCTTACTTGTATGATCACGCACAGCCCATCCAAACCACGACTCACCACCCTTTTCTATCTCCACAAACCAATAAGAACTGACCGGGAGTACTATAGAGGGGGAATAGTCTCGTATGCGAGCACCCATACTTCTTACGTTGTATGTGCCTACCATACTCGCATTGAAAACATGTGTATGCTTCTGAAGCTGCAATCCAGCCTTTCCAGCTCCTTTAACATGCTTACCAATCATCTTATTTCTCCTATTGTTGCTTGAGGTATTATGTTATTCAAAGAACTTGTTGGTGAGCATGAAAACACTTGAATATGAGGAGCAACCTTTTGAAGTTCAAGTATACCACCCCTCCAAAAATCAAGATACTGTGATAACTTCTTAGAAAATGATGTTGTTGATTCCCCGTACCCATTATGATAGTGTGTTGATTTATTAGAGACTGTCAAATCAATGCCAAACAAAAATATCTTCGTATATCTCATAAGCACTGAAAATTGGAATGCACAAAATCCACTATTCAGTCCTGTTCTAAAATCAGCGAAGTTTTGTCCAATCCCTTCATCACCTCCTCTCCTTGCCTTAACCACCAAATCGAAATCCTCGAGATTGTACAATAGGTTAGAACGTGTATCACGTATCACACCATCTACTTCTTTAATATAAGGAAATGCAAAATTCGCAACAAAAATCTTCGTGGCTTTGCTTTGCCTAAATACCGGCAATTGATGTCGTATCTTAATCAAAAATGAATAATCCACAGTAATGAAATAGTTTGGATGGTCCACACTGTATATAGATTTATTCGTGACTATAGTGTTTAGCCCTTCAAACAATCCAAAGTCAAATCCTCTCAAACTTGGACCACCACCCACAATACATATGCTCTTATCCATCATTAACTTCCGTTTGTTATAAGAGTTGGATCAACACTTTCTTTGGGTTTCTCAAGTTCTTCAATCCTACTCTTAAGATCATTAACCAAACCCTCAAGCTTCTCAATTGTATCTTTAAGCTCATCAAGCTTTACATCCATCTTAGCTCCAATCAAATCTTTAGGAACACCATCTTTACCAATACTCATTGCTGAAAATCTAAACGTTGCTGGAACCTTGACACTTTGTAGATCGTACTCCTTTTTACTAATAACTTCTATGTCTACATCAGCAGCTTCTTTCAAATGAAAATTCTCTTCCGAACATTTCCCTATTATTCGTACTTTTCCATCATTGTCCTTTATTCTATAATGTACATGCCTCATATTACTTTCCATTCCATTCAGATAAACGCATTGTCATACTTTGTGCTTGACAATCATAATCATGAGCTTCTACTTTCATAGTAAAAGTTTGACTTCCGGATCCTGTAGTTCCTTCAAGATCCGTTATAACTCCTATTGCCGTTCCCCATCCAGCACCACCTCCATCAATAGGTACCTCAACACCCAAAATCTCACCTACTAACGTAGTACCCCAATAAACATTTACATCAGCAGTTACTGGATTAGTATCCTCTTCTGTTGATATTGCAACATAAGCTGAGACTGAAACTGGTCTACCTGCTGATACAATTGTAGCAGAAAGTACAGTAGTCTCAACTTCTTTAGTAAGTGAAGTAGGACCAGTATCACTTTCATATTCTTCAATATGTGTTGCATTATCTGCTATGACTTCCTCAACTACACTACCGTCTGCCAAAGAATCTCCATCCTGTGAATCATTTCCAGATAAAGGCCGGGCCGCTCCATCATTATTTATACAAATCAACTTCATTCCTACTGCTGTGGCTGTGGCCTTCGTATTTGTATTCAAAAACACTGTTGAAGAGTTTATGTCCCAATAGATGTATTTATTATCTGTGTTGTCTGCTGCTATCTGATATACATTCCCCTGATATTCCAATAGCATAGGTTGTCCCGATTGTGTTGGACTCCATGACACCTTCCCACCCGTAGGATCATTATCCCCCCATGATATATTTGACCATCGTACCTGTTCCCTTGAAGCAAGCCCTACAACATCTTTTGGTATCCTTGCATTAAGCTCTATTACAGATGGGGTTCGGGTTATTGGAATGCGTCTTGCTACAGCTTCTTCCACGGCTTCTAAAGCTATCCAAGGGTCTTCATCATCCCCTGCATATATCTCAGGCACATACGGAAACGCCCTTACCCTGACATGATCAACGCCCACTCTTTCTATATGGGATATTTGTACTTTGATTGAACTATACCCAATCTTTCCTATAGCCCACATATCATGCTTTTGTGCATGGCCATCAAAGCCACCATCCATCGTCAACGCAGTATAAGTCACTGGTGCAGCAACATTCCAAGAATCTATAGTACAAACACTTGCAGAACCATCCTGATGTCGTAAAGTTAATTCATAGGTAGTGCCTATATCTAAAGCATCTCTAATGTCCCTATCCAGTGTGATTATATCCTTTCCTGATGAAAACTCAACATTTTCAACCCTCCCTCCAGTATTATACTCTTGTGTACCACTGCCCACATCCCCATAATTTATAACATCATGTTCAAAACGAATAACATCTCCAACCTCAAATGTCAAACCTTCTATTGGCAACTCCCAACTATGCTCCCCAAGTATATATCTGTTTTGGAGTAGTCTGTAATTCCCATAGTGCCAAAGTTGGCATTCTTTTGTCACACCCCGTACTTGCTCTATAGCTACATCCTTTACATCCCCAGAATTACTGTTATAAACAGAGCACACAGACATTTGATAACCATTAGCCGCGTTCTGGTATTCTAACTCCAGTGTGCCTGCCCGTCCCTGCTTTCTAATTATCTTATACTTATAGTTTCTCACATTGCCCATACTGCAAGCACTTGAAACACTCCGCTCTTTATCTGTAACCACTCTAAAAGTAGTTGCATCCCAAACTGGATCAGATCGTGCATATTTGTTCACTTCAACCACAGCATCCCAAACACTCTTCTCCTCTTCAAATATCCCATTAAACTCTATTCTTTTATCAGTCCCTCCCTCACCATCCGAAATTTCTTCATCACAAAAATCTGCTAATTCTTTCAATGATGTTTGATTTACTCTATTAGCTGCAAGTCCATCCAATCTTTCCAAAGTATAGGGACCACTTCCAGACAACACTGGTCGAAGTATAAGCCATGCCTGTACCCAAGCAGGATTTGAGCTATGTGCGTAGGTCCAAGAAGTTCCATCACTTACAGGACAGATCAAACCATCAACAACACAAGAAAAATCAAAACTACCCTGCAACGCTTCATTCGCTAAAGCCTTAATCGCAACAACTGCTTGACGTGGGTATGTGAAACCATCCTCATATATCCGCCTAACACCCTGCAAAACAACATCATCACCATATGTTCCATCTGTCTCATCTGCTGATGTCTTTGAAACCTTTATATCATACTTCGTTCCTAACACAACTGCCTTTGCATCACTGCACAACCATGATCGCCAGTAAGCCCCAGATGTATCACGAGTTATATCATCATCAAAAATTGTAGTCCAAGAATCAGCATCATGCACACTTACTTCTATTTTTACACCTATCGAGTGTTCTTTATATCCACCACCTTCTGCATGATAAACCCCCTTTGGAAATCGTAACACAATATCAAAATCATGAAAATCACCTGTATCTGGAGTAACACAAGTAACAGGAGTTCCGTGCTTAATAGGACGCATCCATCTTGTCTCAACCTTTAGATCACTCCACAAACTAATAGCCGTCTGATCTATTGTTCCCTTCTTTATTTCATAACTGACATCAGTAAAATCATCTATTGGTTGATCATTGATTCTCAAATCAGTAATATCCGAAACCGGCCCCATGCCTAAGGAGATCAGTGCATAAAGAAGTTCACTTGTGCCCTCAGTATCTTCATCTAATTCTGTCCAACACGCGATTATATTCCCATGCGTCTTTGCCGTACCAAAAATAAGAGGGAGTGGTGTACCCTGCCTCTGAACCGTCATAGCATTCCAACCAAACGACGATGTCTGTTTTATCTCACCAAATCCAGAATCGCCTGGTGCACCTGAATTCATCGTACTAACCAAATATGCTGCACCAACAAGAAACAAAGTTTGGCCCACCACGGTTAGCTGCTGACCCATGAATGCCCAAGGCCCTCCAGCAGCAAATCCCTGTGTGATAACTAAAGCTCCAATCATCAATGCTACCTGCACCACATCCTTACCACCACCTCCTCCACCTCCAGACAATTTATGTGTAAGAACAATTATCGAATTTTTCTTTGGATAAACTATATACCACTTTTCAGAGGGGATCTCAATACCATCAACAAATAATATCAATCCATCAGTTGGCATGTCCCTTAAAAATGAACAGATCATGTCCCCAACAGGCATGGAAATACTCATGGCAAATTCAGATCTTTCGTATATCCTCATCCTATCTGGAATGATAACTACTGTGCACTTATCATCATTTCTTGTTGCTAAGTCCGTCGTTTCCATCGCCAATATACCTATAATAACCTTGAATTCTTCGTTCCCAATCTACTGCATCAAGTCTGTTAATAGCAACAGGTCTATTCTCCAAAACGTGAATAAAATGCCTCAAATCATCAAGAACCACTCCGACATGGGTGATCCAAGGTGTATCTACTACCATCGTTACCCAACACCCCACCTCGGGTTGTTTAATCTTCTCCCACTCTTCCCTAATACCTTGCCTTATAGCTTCTCTTATTGCATCTGCTGAGGTCAGAGTATTGTATTTGGGAATGTTTATACCCAGTCTTCCACTAACTTCTACGCAAAGATGAACACAATCCCACTTATCAGGACCAGTACCTCCCCATGCAAAAGGTTTTCCTATCAAATCTGATACATCAATCATATCACACTCCTACACCAATGTAATACCTGATCTTCTTGTTCCTATCTCAGCTCCAAACCTTGCTTGTTGTGATCTTTGCCTACAATCTGACAAAGTTTTCTTGCATGAAGTGTGTGAAACACGACCTCCACTTGACCAAGATCCAGTATAATCACTTGAATCTGTGCCATCCAAAGTAAAATCATCTGCATTCACTTTTGTAATCACATAAGTTCCATTCAAACTCGGAGTTATCCCAACGATTTCAGTAAGTATAACTGAATCCCCTGTTGAAAATATATGATTTGTTTCTCTGACAGAAACCGGATCTGTTCCAGATAATGTAATACCATCTACTGTAAAACCACTAATAGTATAACCACATTCCACACTCCTATATTCCCATCCGCAAAAGTAAGACTTATAATCTTTTGGGGATGCCCTTCTGACAAGCAGGTTAGGAACACTCAGTGTGAATGAAGCTACCTGTGAATCCAAAACCCCCTCCAATAAATCAAACAACATAGACAACTGCTCATGCCCATCCATCAGATATTTAGCACTTGCCAAAGACAACTCAATCTCAGACCCATCAGCAATATCCTGCTCCCATATTGTAGGATAAAGAAAACGTGAGATGTTCTGAAAATTTATCTTTGTTGATGGAATGCTTTCATCAGATGCAATCTTGATTGGATCGATATTAAACGCAAAATTACCATACTCATGTGGAACGCTAAAAGTTCCTCTTCCCAAAGTAGAACTAATCTGATCCAAACTTCCAGCATCGTTATTATAAATCTCTTCTCTCTGAGCAGATGTAATTACATGGTCAAATATTCGAATATCACATACCGTACCATCAACCGGGTAGTTCCCATCTGGTTGTGCGAGCAGCCTTAATGGAGCATCCGATACTTTCAAACGTGTCCATGATGCACTCTTAGAAGCACTATCCTTATCACTGATATTGTCAATATAGATATTCATGCCACTCATTGTGGCATCTACATCACCATTCCATGTTATTATTGCATGATGCCAAGCATCATCATTATATCCAGTAGAAGATGTAACTCTGCAATAATAAGTCCGATCTATATCATCAAAAATATAAAATGATACAGAACCATCCGCATTTACTCTTGCAGCCCATTCACGAGAGTTGTTATCATCAGGGTAATTAACAGATGATTCAGTAGTCTTAAACCAAAACGACCATGTCCCTCCTCCATGTGCAGAATATCTTGGATGGTGAGGTATGGTAATCAATTGGTTGCCATCACATAGAAAAGCTCTTCGAGGCTTTCCTGCTACCGTTAATCCTGATGCATCTTCACTTATAGTACCATTCGCTTGGTTTCCACTCCAGTCATACGCAACCAGTCCATCATTTTCCCCAAGGGGCCACCATCCTACACATCCAGACACGGGGATTGCATTATATATTGCCGTGATTTCATCTTCTTTCCATAATCTACCAGAAACATATCTTACATCTGATACTGATCCCACCACACGATAACCAATTCTCACCGGCCCATCTACTAAAGAAGCACCAGAAGTTGATATGTCCCCTTCATTATCTTTCGCTCCATCCAAATAAATTGTAGCATCACCATCCCTATCAAAATTCACTGCACAATGATGCCACTGCCCATCTCGAAGATCATCTGTAGTTGAATAAACTGCGGAAACATTATTATCATCATTTATCCAAGCCTTGATTTTGTTTTTATTGCCACTATCATCCAAGCCAACATACCATCCCTTTCCCGCATCAGTAACCTGAAATATATAGTTTATAGCTGTGCCTGGATCTATTCGGAACCAAAATGCAACTGCAAAATCTGATGTTCCAACAGACATCCCATTGCCAGCAGCAAGTGAAGCATAATCAGAAGCACCCCCCGGATAGTTATGCCCAGTTCCAGGAGGTGATTTAACTGATATATCTTCAGAATTACTCCCGCCTTGTATTGTACAATCTTTAGAGTTCGGTCCCGAATCCACTACAGCAGTGGAAGCAATATTGTCATCACATTTCCAATGACCCAGATAATCTGAATCATCATACGCATTATCACCCGTTTCTCCATACCATGTATCTTGCCAATCATTCACTTTGCGAAGAACCGTTCCATCAGGAAACTTCACTTTGGCAAACATCAGCCAAGGATAAGTTAATGACATCTTCCTTAACTGCTCTTTTATGTGTTGTGGTAATGAATCTTTCATAATTAACTACTCGTAGGAAAAGCTTCTCTCACTTTATAAGAAATAGTCCACCGAAGGGGATCACCCTCGCTTTGGATAGAAGATTTCTTAACAAACTTCACAACATAACCTGTACTACTAACTGGATGTGTCCAATTAAAAGGCAAGGCTCCAAATCTTACAGTTGTTCTCTCAAATGTTTTGAAAGTCTCCATATCTGCTGTGGATACATGCTCCATTGTCACCTCCCACACACCAGCAACAACAGTGCTCTTTGGTTTTGTAAATACAATACCTGCATCGCTTTTGAACTCAAGTGTAGGCTCATCAGTATCTACATCTTCAATAAACCCTTGTCTTGATGCATCCCTACTTAATGTTGGAAAATTAGAGTAAGCCATTATTTACTTCCCAAACCTTTCTTCCCAGAAAACTTTCTCAATCTACCACTACCATAACCAGAAAGATCTTCAAGAACAACATCAATAATAAAATCTTTTGCAGCAGTCGTATCAACACTTGAAGCTCCCATAGGTTGTGATGTCTTGTTTATAATATTCACAATCGTATCTGAACCCTTTGGAAGTACTTTCTCACCTTTCTGTAACACTGCATTAAACTCATCTGGTCTTAATCCATTGTGTAGCCGAGGACCTGTTCCATTCATATAAGAAGGCAGTACTCTATGTCCCATATAACCTGCTCCGGCATAACCTGTATGAGACTGGCCAAAGTAGCTAACACTTGTACCCTTCGACACATTCGCTCCCACTGCTTCAGGACTAACTCGTGCAGGACTAAGAAAATTTGCCATCCCCGGAAATAATCCTGTCAAAGATCGCACCAGTTGTGCTTTAATAAGAATCTGCATCAAATCATGTATTATAGACGTTGCCATATCCCTCCAAGCAGCCTTCCCTGTCATCGCCATATCAGTCAGACTATTAGCAACACCATCAAAAACCTTGACCCCCACATCACCAAGGTTAGACCATACCATTGTGGCTTCATATCCCCACTGACTCGTTTTAGCATAGAAACTTTCTATACTCTTTTTCTTCTCTTCCATTATCTTCCATGTTTCATCAAATGCTTTTACATATTCTAACCAAGCAGCCCTCATCTTTCTGGCATACTCTCCAGATGCTCCTGGTGCTTTTGCTTCCTCTTCACTAAAATACTGAACTTTCTCTGATCCAGCCATAAGGTACTCTGCAAGCTTTCGTGCTCTGTACTGCTCATTTTGAGAGTAGATAGCCCTCTCACCCTTCATCTCCATCTTCATAAGAATCTGAGCCATTTTCAAGTCTGCTTCAGTGAAGATGTCAAGATAACCTTTCAGATTAGTTTCTAACCATTTCGTAGTTGCTTTGTCGAGTCCTTCAATTTTATCTTTAGCTGTATCCTGTGCCTTTGAAAATTCTTCTGTCACCTTCTTCAAATCCAACAAAGCACTCTTCACCTTCTCAGACCAAACTTCCAATTGGGGAAACTGTTTAAATAAAGCTTCCATTGCATGCTCACCCACTACACCTATTCCACCCAAAGCACCCTTCACACCTTTCAAAGCCCCCTTCATAACTGTACTAAATATATTCTCTTGCTTATCAATAACTGCTTTCATTCCATGCTCAAGATTCTCACCACCAACCGTCCCTAAATCATACATCATTGCTACAAACTTATCATACTGCGAAGTATCACTCATATCCCCTATATCCAAAGCCTCAAGGATTTCAACATACCTCGTAGCCAAATACTCCTTGAATGACAAATCAGGTTTTGTTTCATATTCCAATTTTTTAATCTTGCCATGCAACTCTGTTATAAGATCTATTCTTTTGTTATACTCCTTCAAAAATTTATCCTTCTCATAGGTTAGCACCCGCAGAAGAGCTTCTTTTGGAGTGTGTGTAGCACTCCTTGCTTTTTCAGCTAACTTAGCAAACCTCTCATTCTCTTTTTCACTCCACTCAAGAAGACTACTTGTTACATGCTCAAGCTCCTGCTTGGATACATCTAAACTTGTGATTTTCAACTTTCGCTGCATAGCACTGAGAGCTGTCATAAATGTTGCTGCTATATCAGCTCCAAGATTTTTCACATCAGTTAATGTTGTTTTACTCCAAAGAGAAATAATATTTGCCATCACTACCACAGCATCTCTTGTAGTCTCTTGCATATTACCCCAATTGTCCTTCCACACTACACATAACGCAGCTATAGCTCCTCCAACTAATACAATCTGAGGAATGAAAGCAAAGAGAGTTGCTCCAATACCTACAAAAACATTTCCTACTCCTAACACCACTCCCGCCAGCAATCCAAAAATCTTAATAAGTGGAAACAATGCCCATGCAAGAGAAGATACAATAAGAATCACAGGGCCAATCGCAGCAGCAATAAAACCAAACTTCACAATTACATCTTTGGCAGCATCGGAAAGATAAAACCAAGCACGAGCCATATTCCTCACTTTTTCAGTGATCTTCAAAACATATTTTGAGGCAAAAAGTCCAATGTCCCTTAGTACCGTCATAATCTGGTTTTTATACATTGACATCCGATAGCTAAAAGCCTTCATTGTAAACTCAGCTACCTTGTTTGTCATCCCCTCTGCATTCCGCAACTTCACCTCATACTCTTTCATCCTTTTAGAAGTGCCAAGTAACATCTGCAACATGATAAGACTTCTATCTTGAAAACCCATCATCCTAAATGTTGCCTTCTTTGACATATCCGTAAGGTCTTCAAGATGATTCGTAATATCCTCAATAATATCAGCAACGGGTCTCATCTTTTCTGATGCTACATCATATATGTCAATCCCAATATTCTTCCAATAACTTTTATGTGTGATGGCTACACGCATCAAGTCTCTCATCACAATAGCCGCTTTCTCTCCAGCTTCTTCACCTTTCATACCCTGATCGGCAAATGCAGCGAGAACCGACACACACTCTTCAACATCCTTTCCAACCATCCTAAAAGCTGCTGCTGCTTTATTCGTCAATGCCTCTGAAAACTGCTCTGTAGTAGCATCAGCCAATGTGTTAGCCATTATCAAGTTATCAGTTACTCTTCGAAGGTTCTCCATATTCTGTATTGGATCTTTAACTCTCAATCCCAATGCAGCCATAGCATTCGCTGCTCTGGATGTTGCCATCTGTAAATCAAAATTACCAGCAACGGCAAATCTCTCAACAACTATCAAGTTTTTCAGAGATTGCTCATAAGACATACCAGCAGAAGCCAGATAGTAATAAGCCTGAGCAACTTTCTGAGCAGAGAAGTAAGACTGCTCAGAAACACGAACAGCCTCCTTCTCCATAATAGCTCTCTTTTCGGATGTTACATTACTAAATATAGCCAATGAACGAGTCATTGCTTCATCAAAGGCTGCATATTCTTTCACAGCCTTACTGCCGAAAAGCAAAACAGGAGCGGAGACCACGAAAGACATCTGCCTCCCAAACCTCGCCATATTCTGACCGAGTTGCTGAAACCTTCCACTAAGCTTGCCCAAACTATCAGACAATCTTCCAAAAGGTCTTAGAGATCTTTCAGCTTGGGTGCTTATAGCAACAGATGCCTTCTGTGAAATAGCATTTGCCTTCTGCCATCCAGCAACCCAAGGAGCTAAATTTAGAGACAATATACTACTAACACCACCTACATTCAGCTCACCACTCATTTTTTGCCCTTCTTCTTCTTATTACGTTTCTTCTTGCCAAAACCAAGTGCAGCCTTCCAAAAGCTCTTGTGACTTGCAGTTATTTCTTCTTTACTAAGATCACGTTTTGGAGTTTTTTCACCGCCAAACTTGAGGATAAAATCAGTCAACTGAATTTGCTTACCTTTCGTATCCTTCAATCCGGTATGAACTTCTGCTGCAAGTTGAGCAAAATAATAATCTTCTCTATGCACCCTTTCAAAATCCCACTGGAGATACCTCATCCATCTCAGAAACTGAGTAGATGAGGTATCCTTTCTAACAGCATTCACAGTCATTCCGAGGCGATCGGCAAGTGTATACCATCCAAGCTCTTCGCCCTCTAAACTTTTTTTACTTCTTCCGCAGCCGTCTCAGTCAAGCCGCTTAAATCGGACGCTGCTTCAAAGAGACCCTGTATGGTAGAAGCTGGAAGAGCCTGTACGAACTCCACTGTCACAGGCTTTCCATTCTCATCCACAAGACATTTGCTAAGAAGATTTGATTCAAGTCCCTTGAAATCAGGAACACCAGTAGGCTTACCATCAGGCCCGATATTCATTCTCTCGGACATGCTGTTCAAGTAATCACCTCTCTGATCCCCATTTAGTTCCATAAGAACCATCTTCGTAACCTGACCATCTTCTTTCTCAATCTCAACATCAATTCTCTTTAGGTAGCCTCTAAACTTCATCTTACTTAATCCTTTCTTTCAAACCCAATTAAATATATTCACATTGCCATTGATTATTATGTAGGCCACGTTGGTTCTGTCTCTTCATCACTGTCATTCACATTTGTTGGAATAATGGTGATAGTAGCTGTCGGTTGTGATCCTTCAACATTATTTCCGGGCACAAACGAGTTGATGTATCCCCAAAATGTGACAAACGTATCATCAGGAAAAGTCACAGTGATCTGCTGATTATCGTTTATCATGTCAAAGATCTCTTCCAAGACCAAGGGATCATACTTTACCACAGCAGAGCATTCAGCAAGTGTCACCAATGTCTTCGGAGAAAAGGTACGAAAACTTGTATTCCTCATATCCGTCCAATCAACGGAACCACCACCATCAAATCCTGGAGGTGTCACCTCTTGCTCATGCATCCTAAGTGTAAAGCCACTCGGAGCCAAAGAAAATGTGAACGTGGTTGAAAATCCATCCTTCATTATAGCCATGCTACTGTCCTTTCAAAATTTGTTACAACTTCCTGAACATAAACCTTTTCATTGCCTCTGAAACAATCAACATCAACTTAACTTTCTCTTCTCTCAGAGGCCGCTCTAAGTATTTCGCCTGTTCTTGTTCTCTCCTATAAAACCACATCTTCTTCTGCTTGACGGTACTGGCAGCTTGAATTCTCTTCTTGTGCCAGATATTAAAAGCTTTTCCATGAACTCTTGATATGTCTTCATGGACAAGGGCTGCATATTCCAATCCTGCCCCAAAATTCACCTTCACTGCTGGACAAAGTGATGTTCCTATATGCTCAACCTTCCCACTTTTTCTTAAATCTCCAGACATAACTGGAACATAGTGTTCAGCCTTGCCTCTCAGGTGTTCACCAGCGGCCCTGAGACCATACACAGCTCCTTGATAAGCTTTAAGGGGCATATCTTTAGAACTAACCATAAAAGGCGTTAAATCAAATTTTAGGTCTACTTGTTTAATCATGAATAAACCATGATGAAATTCACTGAAAACAAAAATCTACGCGATGCTCCTTCTTCTGGCCCTAAATACACTGCTGCTGATGTCCTCATAACACTATGCAGAGTATAATTATTGCCTTCATCATCAACAATAACAGCATTATCAAGATCATCAAGAGCATTAGCTATTTCTGTGATTTTATCCCATCCTTCAGAATAAACACCACTTCTAATTATTAACTGAATTCCGTAATGCTGGTAATTATCCCCATCCATCGTCCTTCCATCAAGAGATCCAGCCGTATCAGTTACTACTCCTGCGTTAGCTCTACTTCCAGAACTATGTGGCATTGAACTTATATACAAAGGCCAAACATCACTGTCGCTTGGGTCTGACATCAGACCAGCTACTCCAGTAATCCATGTCTTCATCAAAGCTGTTGGTGATACATCGCCAGAGACATCATCACTAACTACTCTGCATGTCATTATATTACTCGGAGCACTAACCATTCCTGAAGCAGTGGCGGTAACATAAAATTCATACCAAGTTCCAGCAGTTAATCCGGTCTGTGTTATACTACCTGCCCCACTTCTACTCTCACCAATCGTCCAATCTTCAGATGAATATCTTTCTCTATAATACAACTGAATTGTACCAGATCCAGTAATCGTGACAACAACGCTATCTTGATCACCACCATCAATCACTGAAGAGATAACAGGAGCATCGGGGATGTCTCCATCCGACTTTTCCAAAACCCCACAAGTGCATTGAGCTATAATGTCTCCAGCTATTATCGCCATTATATAATACCTACAAAATGGTCGTTTGTTTTTGAGGACTCGTATCACTTGGAGTCACTTCTACAATTACCGTCGTTCCATCTTCACCGTCTAACACTTCATATGTTCCTGATTCTCCTGACTTGTCCTGCCATTGTCCAACAGCCCATGCTGTCGTGATCTTGAGCAACTTTGCTAATGTCCACGTTCCGCCAGCCGTAATCCCTGTTGCGGCAAGCATCGCTGTTACTATATCGCTGGCAGCAGGATCATTCAATCCATCAATCTTACCATCGGTTGTTGAGTGAAGTCCTGCTGCTGTACCAGCAACATCAGGTACAGTAGTATTTGCTCCATCTGTTCCTCGCATTGCATCACCATCGATGTTTTCTACATCTGCCGCTATTGTTGTAACATCACTTTGCACTGCTGCGATCTCATCACTCAGTTTTTCAAGTGTGTCACCATGTGCTCCAACACGAGCTATTTGTGTAACCCCACTATCATCACTCTTAACTGGAAATGCAGTAGACTCATCATACTTAGTAGCCTTTATTGCATCATCTGCAAGGTTCATATTATCACCCGCTTGAGCTGGAGTGATAGCCGTGTGAGTATTCAACTGACTTGCATGAATCCTTGTAGCATCGTCAGTAACCGCATTAAGCACCTGGGTTTGATCATACCGAGCATCATCCAAAAGCGTTACCACACCTCCAGTATTATCCGTTACAGTAAAACATCCGCGTATTGCTATCGTACCACCAAAACAAGAAGAGCCACTATCACCATTTATGATCAGTTGCCCAACACCTTCCAACGTCATAGCATCTGTTCCATTTGCGTTCATATTCTTAATTTCGATACTACCTGAATAATGTCTCATATTCAAAAAAGTATCTCCAGCAGCAGCAAAATCAATATCAGACATGATTGCTCCCGCCGTACCTGAAAAACACCCGTCAAAGAAATATGATCCGGCTGATGACAGCACAATACTACCACACATCGCACAACTCATCATACCACACGCCGCTAAAGTAATTGTTCCTCCTTGTGCTATTTTACAATAAAAGAATCGAGCTCCTACTCCTGTTCCTATTCCTGTTACAACAGCCCCATGAATATAAGCCCCTGTTATAGATTGACCACCAAGAGCTAATGTCCACTCCCGTCCAAGAAGTTCATAATTATCAGAGTTGCCTGTCAACTCAATAGATGATCCACTCGCAATTTCAAATCTTTTAATCCCCAATGCAGCAGATAACGTCAACGCAGCCGCCCACGTACTAACTGGATTATCAGCTACTCCATCAACATATACCTCAGTATTCTCGTTACTACCATTAACAGTATCTACCCAAATAGCTCCTTTGGAGTAGCCTACAGATTGAGTTACAATTGCGTAAGACACAAAAATTCTATCTGTGCCTAATTTATTCATATCAGCCGAAATAAATGCAACATGAACGAGTCCGAGATTTGCTCCAGTCCCAACATGAGAAGATAAGAAGTCCCAAGTAAGAGTCTGAATTGTTTCCCCAGTTGAACCTCTAATTGAACCGATTTGCTCCCAACCAGATGTTACCCAATTGTATGCTTTAATTGCTACATCATCATTATTACCTTGTACATATCCCTTCCACGTTACTGTAACCGGAACGCCATTACCTCCTACATCAAAAATATAATAGACATCCAACGCATTGCCAACATCTTCAATTGTATGAAAAGTATTATTAGCTTCGTGTGTATTATCTTCGTTCCCACCCTCATTTGCTCCGGTATTGATAACAAATCCATCTGGGGCTGTTTTACATCCTGTAGATATTGCAGCCGTTCCAGTTGCAAGATTACCAATCAATTCATCAGTCGCATCATGTAAAGTAGCAGCAGTACCCGCTGCATCTGGCACAGTTGTGTTGGCTCCATCTGTCCCAACCATGTCATCATTAACTTTACATTGTTCGATACTATGTGTTACTGGATCATACCCGGTATCTACAAAATCTTTAAGATCCGTAGCTGATTGTTCTGTTCCACCAACAGCCTTAACATTCACATCCATGAATCCTGAATCTTTTGCCACATACTTAGAATCATATGCAGCTTCGGACAAAACCATAAATGATTTTGTTACGGGCAAGCATATAGATGCATCTTGCACATTAACATCCAGTAAACCCTCAGTGTCAGTATGACTGGCTGATAAAGTAAGATTATACCATCCATCATCGCCTGCAATTGCTTCCCAAATTATTCCTGATTCTGTTAAATCAACAACTGCTGCACCATTATGTTTGAGCAATACTGCTTCATCTGCCACACCCAAAGTTATACCAGTCTCAGGAGTAATGCCATCGTCTTTATCCATGAAAGAACCGATGCGTACTATGACTTCTGTATTAGCTCTTAATTCTTGCATATCAACTTACTCCTATCATCTTTCGATGGTGCATAATCATTGGAATATTATTACCAAGAAACGCATATGCTCCAACATCCCAACCAATCCCATAATCATCTTGATCATTGCCTGCAAAATCTATATTATATGGGCTGGCTAAAGTAACTCCTGTATTTTTACAAGGAGAGCTGCTTTGAAGCTGAAAATCTGAGCCGGGATCAACCCAATTAGGATTACTACTAAACCCACTCGCATCGAAGCCCGCTGTTTGCCAATCAGCAAAATTGGTGTACGTTGTGCCACCCTCAATAAAGTCCATTCCACTACCAGCATCGTTCCAGTAGCAATTGTTGTCAACATCAGCAGCAGTTAATGACGAGCCATCATCTGCGACGTTAATCAGAAATGAGCCATTTGGAGCGTAAAAGATGTTATTTTTGATAAGGCATCCGGTACAGTCATCATCTCCATTATCCCCATCTGATATGTTGACCAGTCCGCCCCATGACCCGTAAGCATATTCCGAATAGAACACATTGCCGTATACTGGGACGTTGATCACACCTTTGAGTCGTAAGGCAGAATCTGCACTGAAACCATCACAACCATTATTAACGAGCAGATTACAATAGACACCATTCTGATCTTGATAATCTTCAGAACCACCCTTTACTACAATGCCATAAGCACAGCCATTGACATAGTTATGGTGAATTGCTGCTCCTACATTCCAGCCATACTCTATCCCGTGGATTGAGCCGGAGCCAACAGACCTGTTGTAATACAACCCTCCATAAACCCTATTACCACTGATGATAGCTCCATCAAGTTGATTGTCTCCTGCATCCGTAGCATCTGCCCCAACCAAAATACATTGAGATACCGTGCATCTCGTATAACAGATATTATCTGTGATCTGGGGATTACCACAATCTACTCCTGTAGAATAAACTCTGATGTGTCTAAAACCACTCGCTGTGGTTCTGGTGTCTATATTATTGCCGTTAATTATTGGGCTTGGCTGATTAGCCACTGCAATTACATCTTGAATGAAAGTTGTTGCTGTAATTGTAATCTCATTACCGCTTATCGTTACAGCATGAGTTCCTGCAATTATTTGAATGGGATTATTAAAAATCTTCACAGCAGAATCAAGAGTGTTGTCCTGAATAGACACCGCTCCAGTTGTTGCTCCTGCTATGTTAACAAAGTGTCCAGGTGTCCCAGTAAAAGTCACATCATTATCAGAAATATCAACAGCCTGATTACCAGAATTATAAACAAAGCACTTTGAGCTATTAGTAATATTCACATTGCAAATGTTTTTAGTAACTGTTAATGTTCCACTGGCTCCTCCTGTATATATAAACTCTACACAAGTTCCCGTGATAGTGCAACTGTGAAGCGTAAAATTCGTTAAAAGGTATACGAAGAAGGCAACATCCAAAGCATTATTGTTGGTGAAAGTACAATGATCGAATCCACCTGAATTATCGGCTGCTGCTGCTCTAAACCAATGACCATTAGATGATGTATCTTTGATTATGCAATCAGTCCACGACTTAGTATTACTACCAGTATTCATGTAAATAAGAGTATCGGTGTTATCTTCACCATCAAACTCAAACCCATCCCAAGAGGCAACAACATCCCCAGCCGCAACAAGTAAATAAGAAGTGCTAACACTCTGCACAACTACAGCCCCATCAGCAATCCATTCAATTCCCTTCGTCGTGTAGAAACAGTGTAAACTCGCATGATCTTCTTTATATGTGCCAGCAGCAACATGTACAGTATCTCCTCCACTGGCTTTCGCTTCCGCACCCAGAAGCGTTAACCAAGGAGTATTAGGATTAGCAGCCTCTGCTGTAGATCTACCATCATCTCCTGTAGCAGCATTTACATAATACGTCGCCATTACTGATAATCCTTCTACATACTATAAATACGCTATCCTCAAAAACTCGGTAGCCCTTAAATTTGGAGTTTTGCTAAACTGCACAACCTCATAAGCTCCACTATTTGCCTTTGGATTATCCTCATTTGTCAAGTCAGTCAATTCTCCCAAAAACAAAACATCCCCAACACTCATATCTTCCCCAACAAACACCTTCGATCTTGTGGTTACAACCGTACCATCGACACCTATAATCTCTTCAGTTTTGTCTTCCCATCGCACATCTATCTCTTGGGGATCACCATGTATGGGTTGCCCATAATTGTCAAACTGAACCTCACCGCTATCAGTTGTTAAAGGCCACCAGACAGCAGTTTGTTTTCTCATACGAGTTATTAAACTCATATTAGGAGTCCCTCTCTTTTATCATCTCCCTGATACTTGAAAATTCCTTTGTAAGAGACCTTTCCATCTTTTCCATTGACTTCACAGCTCCATCAACACTTACTTCTATTCTTGTTACTATCTGACCACAAACGTCCTTCCTCATAAAATTATTGCTGTCAGCATGAATATTAGAATTTTCATGGTGTTCATTCATCCTATTCTCTATCTCCGTCTTTATCTTAGTCACCCAAGCGTAAAGAGCTATAATAGAAGCATAACACGGAATCAATGCTGCAATAAAAACATACTCCATAACTTTTTCCTTTTATGTATTATCTTCGAGTTGTTCATTCTCTGTTCCCATCCAAGCGACAGTAACAGCAGGCCTCAATCCCTTTTGTGTCCGCTTATCTAATGCAGCAAGTCCCCCTTCTGTGTCAAACCTCAAAGCCATCTGGCCATGCTCTGAGCTGTCAAAACCTAATCCAATCTTGCTTTCGTAATTAGCACCAACACCCCCTCCAACATCTTCTCTTGTTATACGTCTATCACGAATAGAGTAAAGATGTGCTGCCAACCATCTTTCAATTGTTTCTAAACGAGTTGCAGTATAACTTGCAGAAGTGCAACATTCCGTTACTAATTCATTAGCAGCAGCAATAAAAGGTGTCAAGGAAATATCACTATCTACTTCGATTATAGCAGCAACACCTTCACTCGTTGTTCTGACAGCCATTGATTACCCTTCCGTATTTGGGGAGTTTCCAATTTCTGCATCCCACTCATCAATCTCAACGTCCAAATCCTTCAAAGCAGCTTTTGCTTCTTCAATAGTAATATTCTCTCCATTCCTAACTCTCTTGGCAAGTTCCATAACTTCCTTTGCCGTTCCTAAACCCTGAGCAACCAACTTCATAATTAGTAACACAACACCCGCTACATCAGACATTATTATTCACCACCTTTCCTTTTGCGTCAGCATCCAATTCCGACAAATCTTCAAACACTTCTATGAACAACTCATGGAAGTTTTTCCACGGCTCTCCATTTTCCAAAGCACTTTCCCAACTTTTGAGAAACCCACGAGCCTTCTTTATCAGTTTATCCGCCTGTTGTGTTTCATCTTCACCGAGTTGTCCCATTTTATGGAGATCAGTCAAAGACTTCACAACACCTTTCAGTAAATCTGCTGATGCGGTAAGTTGTGCTTCAGGATCTTTCTCCAAATTCTTCCAAATGTTGCATCCTTGGTTTGCCATAACCAGAAACGATCCAGTAAACAATAAAAGAATCGTTATTCCCATCCCATCAGACTTTCCTTTTACCCCTTGCGTCAAATCCAAACCAAACACCTTACTCAACAAACTAACAAAAGGTTGAACATACTTCTTCACCCATTCATTATCCGTCTCCGTAGGGGTAATCGCCACAATCGCACGAGCAAGTAAGTACAATGCCGTGATTATAGCTCCAACACCTACATAATTAGCCTGAATCCACTCCATCATGATATTTTTGTCCTTTCCTTCCAAAAATCAAGAAAACCGACTTTTGAGAAAACATCCAACCTTGAACAATCAGAAACATTTATAACTTCACTATCAGGAAACTTCGATAAATCTGTCTTGACATTCTTGAAGCCTCTGATAAAATCATTAAGAGTGGTTTGATTAGGCTCCCTGATAGCCCCTTCATGGTAATGGGATTTCCCATCTTTTGACAAGCACATATCAAAGCCAAGTAAGAATACTCTCTTTGCACCCAAAATCAAAGCCAAATTGATCGCAGATGATCCAACATTGTTATTCCAACCAAGCTTTGTTGTGTGAAGACCTATAGCCGATCTTTCCATCACCCACAACCACGGATGTTTAGCACCTTTTTGAAACAATGAAGGAGAGTTGGTGAATACAACACCATCGAAAGCTTCTAACTCCTTTTCATACTTCTTCCAAAAAGCCACATCTCCAAAAATACATATCTTGCATATCGAAGATCCTAACTGAAAAGCATTGTTACATCCTATCGTGAACTCATCATCCAGCAAATCCCAATTGAAGAAACGTAGAGAATCTCCACCACCAATAACAAAAACATCCTTACCATCCCAAACTGGTTCTTGTGTCCATATAGGCATACCTATACCTCGTATGCCTTCAAGAAAGGTGTAACTTCAGCTTTCTTTAACATCATAGCATTTACAACATTTCCGGTATTGGGATCCTTCACATTGTAACGGCTGCCCTTTTGGTAAACTTCTAAATCAACAACACTTGCAGCAGGAAACTGATCCGTAACAATTTTTTCCGAATCCTTCTTACTCTTTCTCTTTTTCTTTTTAGCAGTCTTCTTCTTTTTTGCAACCTTTGAAATTGGAGGTTTTTCTGGCATAGGAGGTTTTTCCTGCTCAAGATCTTCCTGCGAAACTTTTATAAACTTGTTTCGGAAGATCTTATCCAGAGGTTTTTGAGAAGGGACAAGATCCCCCGATCTAAAGACCTCGCCCTTCTCATCAACGTGCATTCCACCTGTTAATCTAAAAACTGTCATTTTCTGAGCCCTTTCCATTGTAACCCAAACCCATTCACTATTTACACAGAGCCGTGAAGAACACCAGTATTGTCGTTGATGTCATCACGCATCTGTGGAACCATAATAGTCATCACTTTGAAGTGGATCAACATTCCACCATCTGTCTCCCATTGCACAGTAGTCATATCCATTCCAATAACTTCACGAGCAACATCTGGTGTCATCTGGAGGAGAACCAGATCATAATCGGTACTCAGATAGTCCAGCGTCTTGATTCCAGAAATGCCATCAATCTTCATCACACGTTCCCGCAAGGTGATGTCAGATGCAGCCTTAAAGTCATCATCAAGATAGGCATCCCACGCACTATTCACATACAACATATACGGGCCGTAATGATAAGCACCTCTTAGTTGTTGCCGAGCATCAAGGATCTCATCAACAAACGTACTCGCAGTCCAACCGCCAGCAGTCGGGGATGTGAATGTCTTTGTGAGCCGTGATGGGAAGTTGGTATAACCATAAATCGTACCACCACCATAAGTGTATGTGTCCAATTCACCAAGCAGCAACTTCTCCGCTTCCTCGGCAACTTTGCGAGCAGCCAACTCAGCCATCGTGGTGTCCAGAGGAGTGTTGCTGTTTCTGGAAGTTGAAAGCTGACGAGCACTAAACTGAAAGTCTTTGTGGATGATTGGCAGGGGTAGGTTTGTGATTTCGTACTCCGGCCTATCATTCTCACCTTCACGCAGCCCATCCATGCTGATGGATGCATCGTTAATATCACTTTGTTTCTCATACGCAAGGACTGTCTTGCCCATGCCATTTGGAACTCGGTAAGTTAATCCAGCATTGACAAGATCACCAACGGCCTTCAGCCTCGGTTTTGCGGCCTTGCGGACAGCAGCATCGATTGACAGCCAATCTTCATGACGAAGTGTGGCGTTAGCATTTGCTACAGGAACACTGGACAGTTTTCCATCATTACCAATGACCGACAAGTAAGACCTTCCATCGTTGCCAATAAACGGACGGAGGGTGTTTACATTGAAGTCATGTTGCATGAGGTTTGCCGCAACATTCCCAACCGCGTGCCCGTTAAGGATAAAATCGCGTTTGACTTTCATTATTCTAACTCCTTTTCAATTCAAGATTCAAAATCACATACAACAGATCATACTAAGACACTTATTACATCATCCTCATCTTTGTAAGTGTATCAGAAGCACCACTCCCCGAAAGGTCTTTGTCTTCCAATACTATTGCCATAATCTGTCGCACAGTGGTTCCACTGGATACATTCGACTCAGCAACAAACGTGCCATCACCTCCACTCACAACCTTATCTCCATCCGACACATTCTCACCAGAAGCAAGTAGCCCATAAAACTCACTTCCAGGAACCAAGAGCAGAAACGTGAGGATATTCTCAGCAGTATAGACTGTGCTTACAACGTCGCCCTGCAAAGCATCCTCAGCCGCAACAGCCCTCTCAGCATACCCACCTTCAGTGTTGTGAACATTGACATCACCATTTGAATCACGCAATACGAGCATACCGGGATAAACAGAACTCGCAGCAGCCGCATTAGCTTCCTCTTGCCGATATGGACCTTTAATATGAATTCGTCTTGCTGCCATCTTACAACTCCTTCTTTAATTACAATACATCTTTTCGTTTTTCAGAGCCACACCAGTCATCAATAATTACTGCTCTTCAAACATCACTGGCAGAGGCAGGGGAGGCTGGGCCGCATTATTGACAACATCTCTCAAACCACTGAAATCATCAGCATCTTCACTGTCATCTGCTCTTGCAAGAGCAGCAATTTGTCGGAGTTCATCCAAACTCTTTTCCTTCAAACCCTCCTCCGTAAACACATTCTTCTCATTGGCCGTGATGATATTAATCAGTGTGGTCTTGTCACGCTCGTAAGCCTGAAGCCCGTTTGTAAGAACCTCTTTGATCTCAGGAGGAGCACTGCCAAGATAATCCTTGACACTAACAGGCTTCGCTGTTGCATTACCAACAGGCTCATCGGCAGTCTTGTCCTCAGTCTTGTCCTCAGTCTTGTCCTCAGTCTTGTCCTCAGTCTTGTCCTCAGTCTTGTCCTCAGTATCATCATTCTCAACTGGGGTTAGTTTGTCAAGAACTTTCTCTTCCATGTTCATTAGGGTTTCCCGATCTTCCTCGGCCCATTGAGTTGCAGAGTTTTTGATAAGCTCCTCAACCTTTTTTGCTTTATCCATCTTTACATCCTTTCCTAATTTCACGTTCTTATTTGCTGCTAACTCTTCATATGATACTTTTCTGATTACCTCCTTTGGAATCCCTTTAACTGATAACTTGCCATCTGTGTCTAACGTGTATTCTTGAGTGAATAATCTGCCATCTTTTTCAAAAATAAAGTAATCATCATAAACAGCCTCTACCCACGCATAATCATCAATCTTTGCATATAGCAAAGACCTCACATCTTCATGACTTAGTTCACTATCAACAAAACTCAGTTTGTTTGTATCAATACCCACAGCTTCAAGGAAAGGTATCACATCCTTAACAAACCCCTCCGAAAGAACCTTCTGCTTTTTAATTCCATCTTTGGAATTAACACGTAAAAATCCAGCACCATCTTCAATGCTGCAAGCACCCACAAGATCCGGCAAAACTGCAAGATGATCTGGAGCAATGTTTCTCGCTACAAAACTATACGCTTCCCCATTATACTCCCCTTCAGAACTTTCATTCTCAGAGTAAAGGCCGGTACTCAACTCCAGCATCTGAGAATCCTCTATTGCCTCCATAATTCGATTATCAACCTCCACAACACGATCAGGATCTAACCATGCTTCTGCCTTCAGCTTGCCGTCTTCCCATACAGTATTCATAATAACACCAATCTTTCGATCGGTGAGAACCTCAGGAGAACAAGCCGAAATGGGTGATCCATTTTCAACAGGGTGGTAGACAACAACAGGTTTGTGATTCCAAACAGCAGGAAGTTTGCTTAACTCCTCTTCCGGATAAAAAATAGGCCCACCACTTCCATCATGAACACCCTCCGTCATCATTACCATAGGAACAACCAGATAATCCTTTCCCTCCATACTGTCATTTCTGGTTACTGGAGAAAGATTTATAGTTATTCTGCTAAATATCTTTTTCATCTCTGCATCCTTTTCTTAACACTCCTTTCACCATACAAGAAACAACTTGATCTAAGGTCACAATAATAGATGATTTGGGAGTTTCAAGAAAAAACAATAGAAGTGAAAAACAAAAGCCAAAAAAGCATATTGCCTATTTTACATAAACTCTTATAATAACATACTTTACATGGATTGATCGATGTTATTATTTTTTCAAAGAAAAGGGCGGGAGTCACATATGAACTCCCACCCTTCAACATAAAACACACACACTCGGAAAGTGTGATAATTTTGAGGAAGCCTGCACTGCCGGTTTGCGTATGATGTATGTAGAAAACGCTTCTACATTAACAGGAGACACAATACAAGCTTCCAAAAAAGCTATATGCACTTTTCAAAATTATAGTTGTGGCTTGTCAAAGAAATCCGTTTCTTTAGGCCGTCGGAAAATCCATTTCCTATCACGACTTCATGTCGCTCGTAACTTCCTTGTAGCGGCCTTATACTTCCTATCACAAAGTACAACAAGCCACAACTTTCAAATATCATTATATAGGAGGGTCTTATAATAGTCAAGAAAAAACTTTAGATGAAATAAAAGTTTTTTTCATTGACATCATCCATAACTACACTGTATAATACATAAAAGATACAAGGTAACTCATAAAAAGTAAAAAGGAAGCTGAAAATGAAACTTGTAACAGTAAAAGAGGTTAGAAGTTGGGACTTGCGTTATGATGATTGGTATGTGTCACCTGAAGGATTACATATCAAACTTGGTGATGGTGTCATACTTGGTAGTGGCGTCATACTTGGTGATGGTGTCGAACTTGGCAATGGAATCACACTTGGTAATAGAGTTAGACTTAGTGATGGAGTCAAACTTGGTAATGACATCAGACTTGGTAATCATATCGGATTTGATAAGGATGTCATACTTGGTAGTGGTGTCATACTTGGTGATTGTATTAGACTTGGCAATGATGTCAGACTTGGTAATGGTACTATACTCGGCAATGGTGTCAAACTTGGTGATGATGTCAGACTTGGTGATTATGTCAGACTTGGTGATGCTGTCGAACTTGAAACTGGAGTCAGACTTGGTGATTTTATCATACTTGGTGATGGTGTCAAGCTTGGTAATAATGTCGAACTTAACATCTCTCCACCACAATTTTTTAGATACACAAATACCTTCTCAATTCACTACTATGCCCCAGGTATGATAAAATCTGGATGTATAGTAAAAAATATACAATGGTGGAAAGAAAATATAAGAAGATGTGCCGAAGAGCACAAATACAGCCACAAAGATGTCGATGAGTATGAATGGAGAGTGGGTGTTATTGTTGATTGGATGCAAAGACATGGTTTAGACAAAGTGAAAGGAAATTAAGATGTCTAAGGTATTGACAGTAGAAGAAATTAGAAGTTGGAAGCAGTGTAATAATTGGTATGTATCACCTGAAGGATTACATATCAAACTTGGTGATGATGTCATACTTGGTGATTATGTTACACTTGGTGATTATGTTACACTTGGTGATGGTGTCATACTTGATGATGGTGTCGAACTTGGTAACAGAGTTGAACTTGGTAATTATGTCAGACTTAGTAATGATGTCAGACTTGGTAATGATGTCAGACTTGGTGATGGTGTTGCACTTGATGATGGTGTTACATTTGGTAATAAAGTCGAACTTGGTAATTATGTGAGACTTGGCGATAATATTGGATTTGGCAATGATGTCAGACTTGGTAATGATGTCATACTTGGTGGTAGTGTTATGCTTGCCACTGGCGTCAGACTTGGTAATGATGTTGTGCTTGGTGATGGTGTTATGCTTGGTGATAGTGTCAAACTTGGTGATGGTGTTATACTTAGTGATGATGTCATACTTGGTTATAACGTCAAACTTAACATCTCTCCACCACAATTTTTCAGATACGCAAATACCTTCTCAATTCACTACTATGCTCCGGGTATGATAAAATCTGGATGTATAATAAGAAATATACAATGGTGGAAAGAAAATATAAGAAGATGTGCCGAAGAACACGAATACAGCCACAAAGATGTCGATGAGTATGAATGGAGAGTGGGTGTTATTGTTGATTGGATGCAAAGACATGGTTTAGACAAAGTGAAAGAATAGAGATTGTTTCTAAGAGGAAAATTGAAGTATGCCATCTATTAGAATTAAATATTCACTTGCAGCAGAAAGGAATTAAAGATATGGCAAAGGAAAAAATGACAAGTGCAGAAATAATGAAAGCATTAAGATTATGGGCGAGGAGTCATTCTTATATTAGTGATCCATCCCAACTAATGAATGATGCCGCTGATAGATTAGATGAGTTAGTAACAAAAGTAGATATTTACAAAGTATCAATGGAAAAGATAGAGAATGTATTTCGAGAAGATCTTGCAAAAATTCATAAAAAGTTTTGCCCTAAGAAGTATTTTGATAACGGAAGAAAGGTACACAACCTCGAGAATCTTTCATCAGAAGTAATAGAAGCAATGCACGGAGGTGAGATATTCACACACGTAAACCGAGATGGTTTACTAATTGGTATATTGTTGATGGATTCATATGATAAGATTAGAGTATTGGAATAAAAAACAATGAAAACAAGAATTGCTAACAGTTGTGCAAAGGATTTCGTCAGAAATCGCATTCCATTTCAAGGAAGTCATCTTCATGGTGCTATTACCGCATCTATATATGCAGTCTACTCATATCAACACTTTGTGCTCTGGGCTTATATAGATGGAAAATGGCACGGTCATAATGAATGCTACTCAGCAACCACAACGAAACATAGAAATCATACATGGCCTGCTGATAGCGATGAGATTGTTTGGCATGAATCAATGTCTGAATTGTCACGATTGATATAGAAAGGAGTGATGAATATTACTATGGATTGTGATAAACAAATTGGTTTTTTTGGAATGTCCGGCGATAAGTCCGGAAGTAAATCTACACTGACCCATATTGTAAATATACATGGCGATCCAATTTGCGGAACACATATTTTGGACAAGAAGGTTTTTCAGTGGTGTGGAAGTGCAGGAGCACTTTTACCTGAATGTAAGAATTGTTTGAAAATATATAGAAAGGGATGTAAATAATGAAACCTGTTTTTCAGTCACGATTTGGAAAAGGAGTAGGTAATTGCTTCCAAGCTTGCGTTGCTTCTATCTTTGAAATGGATTTATGGGAAGTCCCAGATTTCTGTAACATCTATCCTAATGACAGATGGCAGCAAGAATATCATGCTTGGCTTAATAAACGAGGATTATCCGTGTTGCCCATATCGTTAGAGAGCGTTAGTACTGATGACTATAGATTTCGAGATGCTGAATTGATAGTTAGTGGTCTGAATGCTGATGGAGTAGGGCACAGTACAGTATGGTGCAATGGAAAGATGATTCATAATCCCAATCCCAATCCCAATTGTTCAGAAATCACACCTACGCAAGTAGATTTGATTTTCTGTTTAAGAGTATCGAATCATAAAATAAGTTAAGTGATTTTTATGGAGGTTTGAATAATGACAAGTGAAGAATTTAAGGCCATATTAGAAGACAAAACCATCACAGTAAGTTGGCAAGATAATAAGTTATGGAAGGGATGTCAGATTATCACTAAGTATATATCAAAGAATAATGAGATTATTACAAGAGCAGATCATAATTTTATCTATACAATAGATATAGAGCAGTTATGTCAAGCAGGGATTACAAAAGAAGATGTTACACAACTTCGCAAACTTAACTGGACAACAAAAGATGGATATTTAGTTTATTACATAAGATGTTCTTTTTATATGGAGATTATTATGAGTAAAGCATACAGCACAACTGAATTGATTTCATATATGAGTAGTCTTAATCTTGATGATTGTGAGAAGTGTAATGAGATAAATCGTCGATTAGCATGTTATGATGATTTACTGGATGCTTGTAAATCATCACTGTCACTGTTGCAATGGATAGTAGAGAATGTGCCGGACACAGATCTGCAAAGTAATGTTTTACGGCTTGAGGGTGCTATTGCTAAAACCAAAAAACAAGCAGCCTCCAAACCTACTTTGACTTACTCAATCGTTAAAGAAAGTTCGTTTCATCATTACAAACGCAGTCTTAGTATCCGATTGAATGGGGAGGTGTCCGAAGACACCCTTCGTGCTATTGCCCTTGAGTTGAAGGCAAAGGAAACAAAAGCCTTCGAACGCACGTTTATCTGTTATTATCTCCCTAACATGAAGGTTGATTCTGGAGCATGGGCAACAACACACTTTAATCCAGACTTGGAAGTACGTTTTATGCCATCTAATATTCAAAGTTAAGGAGTTAAGAACATGGGTTATAGTTATCAATCTAAAAAAGGCATGGATTATGATAATTCTAAAGTTGAGAAGAGTATATTAGAAAATGGTGGAAAAATTGAATATTTGCAATTTTTGAAAGAGATTGCAAACAGTGAAGACCAAATGACTCTAAAGGAATTGTATGATTTGTCCAGTGAATTGGATATTCCTTCTCTTAGTAGATATATTGTAAAATTCATGATGAAGTATGCAAGCTTGGCAATGGCAAACTCAATGAGTGGTGTATTGCAACATTATAGTCAGCAATTTATGAATAAAGAATTACCGACTGAAACTGAAGTTATGGAGTATCGAAATAAACTTAGAACGATTTTAAGAATGTCTATAGATTTTGAGTTGTGTGATATGAAAGGAACACGTACAAAAAGTAATTTAGAGCCGTTGAGTTGGAATGATCTTATATAGTGAAGTAGGTAGTAAAAATCTTATGATTTTTTTCTGTGATTTTTTTTGCCTCGTGCCAACCATTCACAATTCTATTTTCATTCGGAAGTCAATTCTATGATTTTGATTGAATATTGAAGTTAGGAAGTCAATTCTATGATTTTGATTGAATATTGAAGTTAGGAAGTCAATTCTATGATTTTGATTGAATATTTATGAGTGTGCCTTTGCACCATATATCAAAGGCCACTACCCGTTTTCCCGTCATTTTATATCGGATATATCCAAATATAAGACCAAAAAGAAAGTCCTGCTGTTGTAGGGACGGACAGCAGGACTTATGTCTAATTGCACTATAGTCTGTGGCCTTTGCCAATTGTGTGTGTTTCAATTGGTGTTATGACTGTTTATGTATTGTTATGA